TCCCAAACTCAATGCCGCCGTGGGTGGTGCGAAAAACAGCCAGCACATGAGGGGCGAGGCAGCGGATATAACGGCAGGGAGCAAGGAGGAGAACAAGAATCTGTTCGAGCTTATACGGGATAACCTGCCCTTCGACCAGCTTTTGAACGAGAGCAATTACAGTTGGGTGCACGTGTCTTATGTGTCGTCTTCGAAGAACAGGAAACAAATACTGAGCTTATGAGACATATCGTATTCCTATCGTTGTTCTTGGTTGGCTTGGCTGCAACGAGTTGTACCAAACACGTGTATGTTCCGGTGGAGACGACAAGGAGCGACACGGTGTATATGAACCGGGTACAGCTCGATTCCATATACATGCGGGACAGTGTTTTCATCGAGAAATCGGGAGACACGATTCGGGAGTTCCAATACAAGTACATATACAGGTTCAAGGACAGAATCGATACGCTGTATATATCCAAGACGGACAGCATACAAGTACCCTACCCTGTCGAGGTAGTAAAGTACAAGACTCCTCAATGGTGCTGGTGGGCTCTCGGTGGCATTGTCTTGCTGCTTGTCCCTTACATCGTGAAATGGATAACGAAATTGAAAGGACTGGGTTTCTTGATATAATTTGATTTACGACTCCTTCGAGGCTTCGGAGTATAAAGAAGAAAGCCTCAATCTCTTGCTGCCCTTCAAAACTAACAAGAGACAACATCACGGGGAATGTTACGAGGCTTTCACAGCCTTTAAACAGGAACGTGATGTTTTTTTATTGTGTCAACAATCTATAATTTAACAAATATTTAAAAAGGCAAGAGATATGAAAACCAATGAAATCTTTGAACACGTCTTGCAAATCGTTTGCGAGGAATGCGAGCTGTGTTACGGCGAATTGATCAACGGGGCGAACAAAAATGCGGTCGACGCACGTTGCCTGCTCATCTGTGCGCTGGTATCGCTGGGCTTCTCCGAGGAGAACACCGCCGCTTATCTTTCCATGACGAGGCAGGGGGTGAACAAATTGAAAAACAGCCTGAAACAGCGGTGCTCGGGAAGTTTTATCCTGTCAACGACAAATCAACGGGTCAGCAACAGGATAGCCACCGAAATCCGAGGATAGCAACGGCAATAGCCATACGTTTGTATGCGGCCGATATTGGCCGTAACCATCAATTATATCTATATGGAAAGAACGTATGTTTTCAATCAAGAGCCCAATGGTGGCGGAAGCAAGTTCGACATCATGGCTTTATTGCCCAACCTGATGGGCGGTAAAGGGGTCGATCCCGGACTCTTGGCCCTTCTCAATCAGGGAAGGAACAATCAGGACGCTTGGGGCGGAGGCATGTGGTGGATTTGGATTATCCTGCTGTGGTTCTGCTGGGGCGGTAACGGATTCGGAGGTTTTGGCAACCGGGGCGGGCTTCCTGCCGAATTGAACGGAGATGTCGGACGTGAATACCTGATGTCGGCCATTCAAGGCAACGGTAATGCCATCAGCCAACTCGCCTCGTCCTTTAACTGCTCTACCCAACAGTTACAATCTGCCTTGTGCAACATTCAGGGCTTGATTCAAGGTGTCGGCAACCAAGTGGGCATGTCCGCACAACAGATCATCAACAGCATTCAATCGAGTAATTGTACGCTGGCTACCCAAATCGCAGATTGCTGCTGCAAGACGCAAAACGCAATCGAGAGACAGGGATATGAAACCCGTATCGCCACCTCGGAACAAACCCACTCCCTCGTGGACAGCGGCAATGAGAACACTCGTGCCATTTTGGCGAAGCTGGATTCTATCCAAACTCAGGCTTTACAGGACAAGATCACCGCTTTGACGGCAGAGAAGGCTACTTTGGCGGCTGAAATCTCCCAACGTAACCAGAATGCGACCATTCTCAATGCGGTAGGGCAACAGATTGCTCCCCTCGCTGCCGGTTTGCAGGCTCTCCAAAGCGATGTGGACGGCATCAAGTGTAAATTGCCCAATACCGTTCCCGTGGTATATCCGAACATTCAGGCTGTAAACACGGACTTGTACCGGGCTGCCGCTTATGGTGCTTATGCGGGCGATGTCGCATACGGGCGCAGCGGTTACGGATGCGGTTGCAACAACTACTGGGGTTAATTCCAGTAAGAAAGGAGGTATATATGTGGCCTAACTTTTTTACAGGGTTTCCCTTTCCGTTCCCGACGCTGGGCAGAGTGAATTTCAACACGCTGCCCACGGTGGCGGTGACGGTCGGCACGGAGAACGTGACTTTGGAACTTCCAAACCATGCGTTCCGTAACAGGGACTATGTGGGAGGATTCTATATCAATCTCCGTCAGGCGATACCCGCCGGAACGACTGCAACGCTTCCCATTCTCATCGGGACGAATGGGGACACGAGACCTCTGCTGGCTTACAACAACGAGCCGGTGACGGTAGAGAATATCGCCGGTACTGGGATCTATGAAATCCATTACAACAAGTACACCAACGAAGTGTACCTTGTCAACGGTGGGTACAGACCTACTACGGCGACGGCGGCAACCAACGTCGCTGCCAAAAGCAAATAATTAACACGGGGCTGCCTTTTATCGGGCAGTCCCATTAAATCAAAAAACTATGTTTCAGAATCTTCGAGCAAACAACCAGTTATTTATCCTTCATAAGGACGAAAATCCCTTAGTGGATATAGGCTCCGTCGTCAGCGTTTCGGCTGCGAAGCCCAAATACCCCATGCCGACACCTATCGGGCAGATACCCCAGATGGAAATGGTGGTGGACGTGGTGGTCTGCGTGAACGGGCAGAACACGACGTTCCAGAACTTGCCGGCAGGGGCGGACATCGCTGACTTCGGGCAAAACGGCAACATCGTCATATCTTGTTCCAGAGAGGCCATGAACTCGGAAGTGTCGGCTATCCGGCAAAAGAGCTTGGACGAACTGAACCGGCGTAATTACCACGAGAACGTGATTGCCGGATGCGACAAGATATTGACAATTTTGAATCCCGAATTTGCGGAGAAGCAAAGGCAGGAGCAGGAGATTGCCACCCTCAAAGGGCAGATGTCCGAAATGAGCAGGAGCATGGCCGACCTCATGGCCATGAACAAGAAACTGATGGAACAGCTCGGTGCTTCTGATAATTCTAAAAACAAAAAGTAATATGGGAAGAATGTTTGAAATCAACGAGGGCGATAACTCTGAAAAAATGATGGAGTACGCTGAAAAAGCCTACAAGTATACGAAAAAACTTCTCGAATGCTTGGAAGAAGAAGGCTTAGGTGAACGCTACGATGATGACGACTTCGATGACAACTTCGGAGAGCGTGGCGGAAGCAGTGGATCAGGCGGTGGTATGGGTCAACGGCGAGGGGTTCGTGGAACGGGTCGTTACTCTCGTTATCGCTAATGTTTAACTGAAAGGGTGTGGTAACTACTACACCCTTCTTAAACTATTTATCTTATGAAAAGGGAAAGTTTAGATATGTATGATGATAGACCAAGAGAAATGACCGCATATCTTAGAAATTATGGTTGGCACTTTAATAAAAAGTTATGTGAATTTGCCATTTCAAAGATGAAGCGGTTAAACCCATCAACAGGAAAGAAGGAACGAATCGAACCTCTGACACGAGACATCGTAGATGAAATATTGAGTAAATACAATATTAAACTCAACAACAATATTTTATACGATTATGTGTATGTTGCAAACATGTGTAAAGCAGATTTGTATAAATCTTCTGTCCCTGATGAACAACATTTGGCATTGTATATCAAAGATACGATAGATGATATAGATGCCCCAGATGGTACAGCTATGCGCCGTTGGTATGCAACAATGATAGCCGGTGGAGAGCCCATTGAATGGGACGATGTTTTATGATACGACAAAAATTCAGATTAAAAGAATATGATTGGTCGGTACAGGTCTATTATGCCGTGGATTGCTATTATACCGACGAGATTATGGAAGCTTTATATTCTATTGGCTGTCGTGGAAAAAACTTGTCCGTTGCTTTTGGCAATCTCTCTTCTTGTAAACTTGATACCGGCCTGACATATTCTAACTATTCTACACACGAGACGGTGATGGTAATCGGTATAAATTCTTCCGCCGAAGAGTTTATGAATTCGTTTTGTCATGAGCGAAAACATTTGGAAATGCATATAGCGAAAGCTTTCGATCTCAATCCGTGGGGAGAAGAAGTAGCATATCTTAGCGGAAAAATAGGACAGAAAATGTATCGGGTAGCTAAAAAATTTTTATGCGAACATTGTAGGAAACTAATATAATATATGGATATAGCTAGAATCCTCCGAGCCATATGTTCCGGCAAGTCGAGGAAAGAGGTTTATAACCTGCTTTCGCCAGAAGAGAAGGATAAACTAAACTCTTTGTCCTCTAATCTCGCTATAAACCGAAGAAATCGTAGAGCTCTTGAAAGAAAAATAAGAAAGAATATTAAATAAGGTTCTCATTTTTTTCTACCACGGGTGTATTCTTCTGCGTATTTTCCCAGATTTTCTCCGGCTTAATGAAGATACTACATTATCTGCATTATCATCGGAAAGAGTTTTATATACCATTGCTTCTTGTGGATTTTTAATCATGAGCCAGCGATATATTATGTAATTTATCAGGAACTGCAATATATAATTATCGGCTACACAGATAGATGTATCTGGTATATCTTCATTCATCTGGCATGGATAACAAAGACGGTACAACCTTAAATCGTCGTCTGAAAGTCTATTATCTGGGTCTAAATCACATATATCAATTTGACTCATTTCCCTTTCGTCATCTTCTGGTTCTATGATATAGGCAACCAGTTTATTTTGCATATAGGCATGTGCATCTTTTAAAAATCGCTGAAATAATAAATCATCGTCTTCGGTAAGGGATAATGACACTAATTGAGTGCTCCCATCTTCATTTCGCCGAGAGGCTCCAAGCATAGTTGTAATATTCTTTACTTCGGACAATATTTTTTCTGCAGTATAGTGAAATACATATCTTTTCATCTTAACTTGGTATTAAATGTATTTTTTTCCTGTATATCTAATCTTGTAATGGTTGAATCGGAAAGCATATCGCCTTCTATAAATAGATAGAAGTTCCTCCAAGATGACGGTATTCTAGGGAGTAGAATATCAGATAACAGCGTATCGCTGTTTATGTTTACTGATATGACCTTATAAAATGTTTTGTTATCATTGGATGCATATATGGAAATAGAAAAATGTCCTCCGGCCAACATACGCAAAATGGAGCGTTCTATTTTTTTGAATCCCGGTGTTCCTAGTGTTATGGGAGCTGTACAAATGGTAACATTTTGTAACTGGTTGGACTCTTGGGATAAATCATATACTTCATCTTTATCGGATACGGCATAACAAACCGGATACGACGGTATAAAATAGGAGGCTTTCATTTTTCTTTGTCTCCATATTTTTCGTTGAAGATCGTAAATAAAGGCAGTATTTGCTTCTGTATTTTTTATGATAAGCTCACCAAAAGGATAATTGTATGCCAACAAAGGCTCGGTCAATACATTTTCTATCCCTTCCATATATACGTGTGCTGGGTTGGGAATATAATCAGCTTCGAGAGAGTCGGAAATTGATTTAGCAGAATAGCCGGAAAGAACAAATAATTTTCTATCGGAGGTAAAAGCCACAGCGTTATCAAGAGATATAATGGAATCGGGATTGTCGCAAATATCCCTTGATACCGGGAAACAGTTCGTATATATTACTTCTCCCGCTCCAACTTGTAACATATATATACCCTCGTCGGTAAAAACGTACAATGGGAACTGACCATATTGTCCTTGTGATAGCGCAGGGGTAGCGGCTGCCAATCCTATGATTTTGCCATTTCCGACGGTATAGGTTTGCTCTACTGGGAATATGAATGGGTTGTCTGCGGCGGAGACTTTAAGTTTGTTTGGGGTTGACTCGATGTTATTCGAAGATTGGGGAGCCTCCGGTATTTCTGTTATTACTGTACCTGAAATTGTTATCGGATTTATCTCTCCTGTGGGGAGATAATAGGACAGGTTCAAGAAATCATGTGGTTTTAAATCGAACTTGGCCGAATAAAGATAACGTGTTCCCCCGGATTCATAGATAATGGCTATTTCCATTTGATAAGCCCGTGAATCAGGATAAGTTATATAGGGAGACAATAACAACAGACTTTCTCCGTCGGATAGGTCTTGGTCGCGCACCACGATAGAAGTTCCAGCTTCGGCCTTTATATAGGTTCTTGAAATGTATCTTATGACGTCTACTGTTGAACCGGCGTAGGATATGAACATTTCGACAGGATAGCCATCATATAATTTTTGGGACGTACCTGAAATGTGCAACTTGCTATTATAATTAAATATTTTTTCGGCAATGAGCTTATTATGAGAATAGGTATCGTCTGTCAATGCGGGCTGATACACGAGATTTTTTAATATGTCAGATAAATCGGGTATATCTGAAAGGGTATTGCCGTTGAATTTATCGCTATCGAAATCGTATTGCGCAATGCGGTAGAAATTGGCAGTCTCTAATATTCGCTCCCGTAGTTTTTCGTCACTTGTGTAGAAAGGGTCACCTCCAAAAGAATAATTATTTCCTACTTTTATAGCCTGTAAATCGTTCTTATAGGTGTCGGTATCGTCGTAGTATGGAATCTCTGCCATAAATACGTCTATCCCCTTATATATCTCTGACTCTTTTAATGTTTTTGGAATGGTTATGTCTATCTTAATTTTATAATAGGCATAATCGGCAGAAACGGATCTGTTTTTATAATTACTATCCATGAATCCATGAATACCTATGGGCATGCGAACCATTAATAGAATAGGTGCTGAATGTAAAATATGTGTTCCGTCATACATTCTGACAGCCCAACGAATAAGCGATACGTTTTGAATGCATCCATCGGATTTTAGCTTATTGATGGGCTCATAGATTTCTCCTTTTGGGGTTTCACCGCTACAAGCAACATATCTGGCCACAACATCATAAGGGAAACTTATATTGTTTTTTCTATAAACAGACCGTTCTGTCTGGTTGATTTTTACAGTTATATCATCTTCATTTATAGAAATATCTTTGTAAACGTATGTGCCAGATGATCCATACAGATAACACAAGAAATAAAAAATACCATCGTCTGTCAATACAACAAGGGTGTTTCCAACGGAGGTTATATCATTTAAGCTATCAATTTGATAAATAGGAACTCCAATTTTTGTTCCTGAACTTTCCCCATCGTAGTAGTACATGGGTCTCACAACATTGTCATTGCCATAACGATATGCTTCATAGTAGATAATTCTTCCATCGAAAGTAATCCAATTTTCATAACCATTACCTTTATGAATATAGATGAGTTCCCTATGATTGGAAATAGTATATATTTTCTTATTCACACCAGTCGGAGATATAGATCCAGTGGAAGTGTGCCGGAGATTTACCATAGCGGTCAACTGCCCGTCTTGTGGATTTGAGGTGTCTAATACTATACCCGAGAAAGGAATGGTTTTCATACAAGATATTTTTTGTAAAACTAATGATGTTTCTTGATATGTCGGCGTACGTGGTTGCCATTTGTTTACCTTATTGTTTTTTTGATGAAATCTCTTTTTTCAGTTTGTCTATCATTCTCTGAAATTTTGCAGCCACCCGTGGACAGTGTATTTTTAAGTTTCTATCTCGCTCAGCTTCGTAATAGGCTATTTTATATTTAATTTCTTCTTTTCCATGAATATCTGTTCATTACATTTTAATTCTTTCCCAAAATATTTTTGGATTGGAATTATATTCTTTTATCTTATCGGTCAATAATTCCAGCTTTTTAATAGATGCTCTATTATCATGCTCTATTATCTCTAATCTTCCAATTTCTCTTTTAAGATTTTCGTTTTCTTGTAACAAACACTTGTATTCATTCAATTGGTCTTTTAACTTGTCAATCTCACTTTTCAATGCCTCATTTGTAAATATCCTATAAACATGGTTTTCTGGATATATCAAATCATTCACATAAATAGCACCCACTTTATTTATGGCAGTAAGTAGGAATGAGATAGAATAAGCATCAATAGTGTAAATTTTAGAAGATTCAAGTTCGGCATAAAATGTACCATCGCTTTTTATAATCCCATTGTCAGTTTTGACAATTAACTTGTCATCTTCAATATAAACTTTTCCCATGTTAGTGATTTTGATTATTAGTGAAAATATCATCTATACACTCGTTCACCCTGTCACATGTATCTCCAAAAGAAATGGCAAAAGATTCGTCGCCTACACGGTCTATAATGGATCGTAGGTCACGGGCGATGTGGTTGAACGCCCGCAGTTCTTCCAGCATAGGAAGGGTAACAGTGCCGTCGTATTTTTTCAGTAGTGAAAGTAAATCGACGGCGGAGGATTCTGCAATGTCCGCCAACACTGGGATTTTTCTCAGGAGGCGATTACATTTCTCTTTGTCCTCTTTGCTCATGGTGTCTGTGATTGTTTTTGCCGTGACTTGCTCACGGGTTTGCAGTAGCCGGTCGTATTGCCTTCGTAAGTTGTCAAACAGATCGAAGTAGCCCCTTCTCAGAGCCTTCTCCATCTTGCGGCTGTATTCCTCTTTCAATATTTCGATGTCCATATCAAAACAATTTTAACTGTTCAACTTTATTTTCAATCTTAACTATCTCTTCAATGATTCGTTTCATTATTTATTGTCTTATATAATTTTATAAGGTTTATAAAATAAAAAAGCTATCTCAAAATAAAATTTGAGATAGCATCGAAAAAAAAGGAAATCTGCCCGTAGGCAGCTCTATACCTAAAAAAGAGGGTAATTATACCTTTTTATATTTCCCTTTAAGGTCGGTTTCATAAACATCTACGACCTTATCGGCAAGTACACTAAGATCTCTTGACATGCTACGATTCCTCGGTGGATAGCCTTTATGGAATTTTACTACATTAATTTTTGTCATATTGTCTTTAACAAACCTTATTGCTTCTGAATAATCGTAGTCTCCACTGACAAGAATAATTTTATCACATTTTTTACCAACACTAAGGGAAATCATTTTCACAGCTAGTGAAATATCAACTCCTTTTTCACCAACATAAGTATGTTTATATGGATCAATTTTTAAAACTCCTGTTTTAACCATTTCTATATTATCATGTTCAAGACATAATTGATCGTAGGCATATTCTATATTGGCAAATTTCTCCTTTTGCTTTTTAATCCATTCCAAAATTGAAGAGCATTCACTATTCACACTATCTTGTACTGTCTTAGGTATAGCGGAAAATTTACCATTTTTATAATTTTCAAGATGGGTCCTATATTTCTTGTATACAATTGAATTACGAATATTGGTTTCCGTATAATACGTATCAAGTATTTTGGCTGGCCTGAACCAATTAATCGTTTCATGATTATCTCGCCACTCTTCAAAAAGGTGGAGCATATAATCAAATGCCTCTATTTTATCTATTCCCATTTCTTTACCAGTTCGAAATCATACACAAATACATAAGGGTTTCTCTCCCATGTGCCTTTACCGCTTACTTTATCAATTAGTGCAGCATAGGCTTCACGAGGTGTATCAAATAATTTTCCCGTTGAACACCAAGAAAAACCCTCTTGCTCATAGTAATTAATCCCCTCTGCCATACAATCAACATCAGATATATCCCGCAACCGCTCCACGCTTACGGCTGTTATAATGACATAGTGTGGCATTAGCTCTGGCTTCACATACATTTTATTTGTCCAGCCTGCACCGTTTGGGAATAAATTAGGATTGCACTCATCATTGTAAAAGGAATTGTAGCTTTGAGCAACGGCTACGATTTCACCTACTTTATACGGGAGTCGGAATATGCTACCACCTTCCAGCTTTGCTCCATAACCACAGAACTCACAATAAACACTACCATCTTCGTTGACAAACAAACTCATGGGTTTGTCCTTCCAATATGCTGATTTATACCAACGATGTACAGCAGAACAGTCCTCCGGTTGTGGATTCATTATACGCCTCGTCTGTGTCTTTCTACCTTCAAGTACGGCTTGTGTGAGTCCGTTTTTATCATTGAACATTATTTTCTTCATATCTTATTCCTCCTTTATAATTTCTTTCATGAAACAAATCCAGTGTGTATTAGATCGTTTGCTGGATATATGCCCGAATATTGGTTTTTCAGGTGTGAGTTTGAGAACTTCCGACACTTTGATGTCGGTCTCGTTCCATTTGAAAATCAAAAATCCTCCGGGTTTCAGGACTCGAAAACATTCTTTAAATCCCTTTGCCAGCATATCACGCCAATCTGAATACAGAGCTCCGTATTTAATTTGTTGGTAGCCTGTTGGCGATGCTTTTTCGTTCAAACGTCCGTACATATCTGCCATCTTTGACTTTCCAGCATTCCTTAATAAGTGAGGCGGATCGAAAACTACCATCGAAAAAGATTTATCCTCATATGGCATATTTGTAAAGTCGGCTTGTATGTCGGGATTTACTTCAAATGATCTACCATCGCATAAATGAGTAGAGACCTTTCGAATGTCTTGAAAAAGAACTCTTTCGTCATGTTTGTCGAAGTAGAACATCTTTCCCCCACAACAGGCATCTAATATCGTTTTTCTCATTGCTCTCCTCCTTTCTCCAATAAGTTCCAATATCTTAACTGTCCTAATCGAGCTATTATTAATTGTTCTTCCAAGAATAATTTACGATGTTTCCCTCTTGAATAAGGGTTACCAAAACCAGTTCGTACTATATTGCCACTCTCTGTGTAGTAAATTACAGCAGGTAAATTAATATTGATATTATCGGAACTTTTCAATTGAATAAATGATATTACCTTGTCATATATTTTTTCTGGCACACAGTAGTAGAAATAGTAAACTTGATCGGCATCATGTTTATGTTTTTTATTGAAATCTGCTTTAAAATCTTCCCACGAACGCTTTATTTCCACTTCTGTAAGATAGCCACTTTTAGATAGCACAACAAAATCAGCTTCATAATCAAGTAATCCCCATGATAGATTGGGAATCATAATATCCGAACGTTTATTCCATATCCCACTGTTACGTAATGCCAAATGTATTTGTGATATAGATAAGTTTGTATCCATTTATTCTCATCCTTTCATAAGTTCTATTTCTCCCATATCTGTATGATTTTTATAATTTATTGAAATAAACTGACTTGTATTCTTTTCAAAACTTTTTCATTTGCGTCGTTATAAAATTGCTTGTTGACCTCAAAGCCGTACGCCTTTCTTCCCAATGAGGCTGCCGCATACAGGGTCGTGCCGCTTCCTGCGCACGGGTCGATGACAACATCTCCCTTGTCCGTGAATATCTCTATCAACCGTTTGAGAAGCGGGACAGGTTTCTGGCAAGGGTGGCATTTGGGCGTGGTGTTGTCCCTCACCCAGTCGAAGCAGTTGAAAATCATTCTCCCGTTGTTGTTGAATTTGGGCAACTTGTCACGATAAAGGATAAGACCGTATTCGCAGTTGCCGACGACCTTCATGTTTGCTTTCAACACTTGCGCCGAGAAGTCCTTGCGGAAAACCAGCGGTATGTAGTGATTTAACCCGTATTTGCGGCCTAATTCTATGAATTTGAACTGTTGTTCGTACTCGCAGAACAGTATCATGCAGGGGGATTTGCCGGCTTCTTTCGGTTCCTTGACGAGCATTTTGGAACAGAAGTGCATGAACTCTGCCGGACGAAACTCGCTGTCGGACGAGAAGAATTGTTTGCCTGCAAATGCGCTCTCGCCGTTCTTGTTGTCTCCGTCGATATACCATGCGGGGTTGCTGGCGTAGGCATCCTTTCCGACGTTGTAGGGAGTATCGGCTATAATCAGCTGGGCTTTTGGCAGCCCATAGACTTTATAATTCTGGAACGAATCGTTGTAAAGCTCTATGTCTTTCATACTTAACTTTCCTTTTTGCTGTAATTCTCAATTTGTTTTAATAATTTGGACAGTACACGGCAGTCTCGAATAGTCTTACCCGTAGCCTAATTACTGTATGATCTACATCTAACAACCCTATCCTCATAAGTCACTGAGATTAAAAGTTTTTATTTCCTCCTCGGTGAACCAATATTTGACTTTGAGAGGCCTTATGCTGTAAAGCATTTCTTCGTAGCTATCCCTATTGTATATCTCGTCTAATCGGCTATATAGTTGCTTAGCTCTGTCTATGTCTTCATAGATAACTCGCTGAACTTCTTCATGGGAACAGTTGATAATATGCTTCAAGAAAACATATACTCGGTCATTCCTTATGTCAAGATAAATAAATATTACAAGCGTAATAAAAAGAATGGCTAATCCCGCTATCAATGTTATTTCCATGTCATTTCTCCTTTCTTAATTTTGCTTCAAATCATTCATTTCATATCCCATGTTAAACAGCCATTTGAGCTCTTCCCATTCCTCGAAGGTGAGGCTGGTGGTTCTGCTTCGTTCCCATTCCCGTTCCTTTTCCTCCTGCCTTTTCTTGTCCTCATAGAACCGCAATAGTTTCTCTCTGTCGGCTCTAAACTCTCGAAGAGACCTTGTTATCACCATAGGGTCGAAAACTCCGTAGAACGTCCCGTAAATACCTTGCTTGAACCGCTGGAAGAATACCATGAACTCGGTAAGTTTGAAATCGCCATAGCCGGAGATGATGATACGGGCTATCTCCTCGTATTCCTTTTCCGTCATTCCGTCCTTGCGGACTCCCGAAAATTCGGCGAGGTCGAGAAGCTGTATTTCCAGCCACGACTCGGCGATGTGGCCCCCGAACGTCCTCGATACACGGGCTATGCTCGGAGCTTTGCCGATAAAGCATCGTTCGAGACTCTGGCAATAGCGGCCTTGATTGTCGGGGCTAAAAAGGCAGAGCAGATTCTCCCCCGTCTTGTAGGCTGCCAGTATCTCCTGCTGCCAGCTTGGCGGCGATGGCTTCTGCAAACTTTTCATATCGCTCCTGTTTGGTCTTGGAATTAGGTTTTTGATGGATTCCGGATTGCTCATCTCGTGCTCGTTTTAGTTCGATTCTTAACCAGCGGGCAAAGTGTTGTTGTGCATCGCTGACGCTTTTTCTTGAAATACCCTCGTTTTGAAGTTTACGGATATATGCCTCGATATATAATCTTGATTCGTTCTCGTCGATGTGGTTATTCATCGATAGCGTTTCTATCCACGTTTGATTTGATAGTAGTTCTTCACGCAGTTCTGTCAGTGGCTTGTCAACGTCTTTGCCAAAATCTTCTTCTTTTTCTTTGCTTCTCGATAGAGAAGTTTCTTTTAAATCATTATCATTATCATTATCATTATCATTATCATTATCATTTAAGCCCCCACTGGCTCGTTTGGCTCCCACTGGGTTATTTGGGGTCGAGTGGCTCGTTTGGCTCACACTGTGTTTAGTTTTAACCGTTTCAGAGTTTTTGTCATTACCTCCTTTACGCCCGTTGTTCCGGTTTCTCTCGACAATGCCCTGATATTTGAGTTCATCTATCTCGAATTGATTCTTGAAAAACTCAAATGCCATTTCAATGTCCTCCTCTACCGTAACCTCCTCGCCAAGTTGATATTTGAATATTGCTCGAAACAGCCTGCCCAGTTGTTTGTCCGATAATCTCGATATGGGTTTGTAAAATGATTTATAAATCAAAAAGCTGTCTTTCATTTATTCTCAATATTGATAGTGAATGCCCACCCGTTCAGGGTCTTGTGCTTGTCAATCTCACCGGTTTTGCATAGCTCGTTTATCTCGGATTTGAGCGACTGGATAACCACCGACTGTATCTCGGTAAAGCTCGCTATGGAGGGCTCCTTGTTATTCTTTTTCTTTTCCTCGATAATGGAGGATATAACTTGCTTGGCTATAATCATGGCTTCACAATGTTATGTTTAAGACTTCCCTCGATGTTGTTCGGGTCGAACTTGTCGAAAGGAATGATGTGCGTTTGGCTTATGGAACCAAATCCTTGTCCGCTTTTATATCCTCTTACCCATGTTGATTTAAGAATTTCCCCTGATTGTGTTTTAAGTTCTCCTGCATAATAAGCAAGTTTCCATTCGTCGTTTGGCATTTTTACCATCACCGGGGTATCAACAGGTAGGTCATGTTCCACTTTAAGCGGCTCGATGATGAGCTTTCCTTCCTCTTCTTTCACCGATACGCCAAGATTTTGTTCTCGTATTGTTTTGGAAATGTCTTGCAATGTAGGTGTTTCTGCAATAGTATTTTCTTCAAAAAGAAAATCAAACCACAGAAATTCTCCATAGTCTATATCTATTCTATATTTTGGATTATCTGATTTAGATACATGAGTTATTTTAGCATATTTGCCAGCATATTCCAACAAATATGCTAAAACATGTGGTATTCCAACATTGTTATAAATCCATTCTTCGCTTTTAATTTGAACTTTGTCGCCAACTTTGTACTTCATAGCTTTAATTTTAGTTGTGTGGAATATTTTAATATAAAATGTTGCCGGAAAACGGAATATTTTTTACGCATTTGTTGCCGGCAAGCGGTAGAGTTTATAAATTCTTCTGCTGTCATATCATTTGTTTATTTTAGATTCAACGACTTTGTACCTCATGGGCAAACCGGAGCAGGTGATAGCGAGCAGAGCAGAGTCCCGTTCTTCTTGGTTGCTGCGGGGTCTGTTAAACTCTATCCCGCTCATCTGGCACAACCGCTTCAATTCTTCATGGGTGATCTTGCCGTCTTTCCCTTGCCAGCACTTGCGCAACGGGGATTGCTCCATGACTTGTATTCCGTAATGCCTCAGCATTTCGACTATCTTGCGACCGGTTTCTTGGTTGCGACCTACATGCTCGCCTTTCTTGGCTGCGCTCGCCCGTGTGTCTTTCGGTGACAAGTGCCAGTTGGATTTGTTTTTCCAACCTGCCTCGACATATACCGCCACTCGTTCATCGTTTTTCTTGCAGTGCTCATGAAGTTTTTTTATGCCCTCTACCAACAAGGGGAATGGGAAAACACTCATCTCCATTTTCATTTTCCTTGTCTCCAATACGGAGTAGCCGCTACGCTCCACGTCGGGGTCTATCCCTATCACTACATCGTATTTGTGTTTTCGGTTGTATGTGGCCTGTTCTTCCATTATATTTTGTCTTTTTATCAGAAAAGTTTCTTTTGTATCGATTCGCATGATTTGTCCGTGAACAGTTTTCGGAATATGTGGAAAAGGACATCTACGACGATACTGTTACCTGCCATCACATATTGCCAGCTGTCGCTTATTCCCGCATTTTGAATCTTGTTTATATCCGATTCGCTGACACCCATTAACCGGAAACATTCTCTCGGTGTCAGCCTTCTTATCTTTTCCCGACACAGAAAATTATTTTCCTGCCACGAGTTGCTTGTTATCGCAGGGCATATCGTGTATGTGCCTCCTTTGTTGAATCCTCTGCTGCGTTGTATTATCTCGGGTTCCGAATATTCCCCGGCGATTATCGAATTGTCGGTCGGACTTAATGCTCCATTAGCTCTCAGACAATTGGCTGTGCCATCACCTGTTTTAGGTAACCATAAAAAGCCCGTTCCTTTTTTTCTGTGAGCGATGTTGTGTCTTATGAAACCTTTTATCATCTTCTCGCTCAAAAAATACTTTTCGTCCACGTCGTATTCGAGAATGTCCCCCAATCTCTTTTCAAGGGGCAAGGGTTCGGGGAAATAATACGATTCCGAGTCTCGTGTCGAAATCATGAATACTCTTTCCCTGTTATGGGGAATACCGTAGTCTTTCGCATTCAGAACCTTCGTGTGGTTCGTGTACCCTAATTTGGAAAGGTATTGTTCCCATGCCGATAAAAAACACTTGTATTTCCGTCCGGTAAGGGACTTTACATTCTCCATGAGCAGATATTTCGGCATTTTGTTCTCTATCGCTTTCTCGCATTCCCATAACAGGCTGCTGCGTGTGCCGCTGCCTTTCTCCAATCCCGCCTGCTTTCCGGCCGTTGAAATGTCCGTGCAGGGGAAAGAATATGTGAACAGGTCGAAGTCGGGAACTTTTGCCCAGTCTATATGGCATATATCCCCGAAGTTCCTGTCTCGGTATTGAGGATATACGGCATTATGGGCTTGTATGGCGTACTTGTCGATTTCCGACCAGCCGACCAGATCGTAACCGATTCCGAGCCGGTCGAGTGCCATGCACTGGCTGTCATATCCGCTGAATGCTGTAAAGACTTTTAATTGCATATCTTTCTCTTTTTGTTCGGCAGGCGGGACTCGAACCCGCAACTGTATATTCGCTCCTTATACTCGACTTATACCGCTCTCCCGTTTGAACCACTGCCGATACCCCCTAAAACACTTATGGCTAATTTCTCCCCGCAGTTCCTTCCTCCGTATGGTGCTCGACCACGTACCCGGATCGACTTACGGGAATGTCTCACATTATGCTCCTATATCAGGTCTATGATTTTTGTCTTTTGAATTGCATCGAGCCGCATATCTTCGAGCCCTTGCCTCATGTGTTCTTGCATGAGGCGGTTGGCTTCGGTGATGTCTTTGGCGCAAACGAGGTTGTAGTACTTCGTTTCCTTTTCATTGCCGTTGTCATCGATGAATATGTCTATCAACGTGGCCTTGTAGAAAGGCTTGCCTTCTTCCTTCTCGTTGACTATCTCGACGACATTCGAGCGGGTGATAGAGAATACATCGCAATTTCCGTTGTACTGTTCAAGTCCTTTGGCTTCGGCCTCGGCAAATAATCCTACATCGGTGATGAAGTGTTCGACGACTTCTTTCATCTCTCCTTTGCTGTTCTCTTTTTCTACTTTCAGTTTGATTTCGTAAAACATCGCTTTTATTTTTTATCGGTTAAAACTTCTTTTAACTTGGGATTACATGCTGCATAACGGCGGACATCAATGTCACTATCCTTTGCCAGTTTTGCGAGTACCTCGGCGGGAGTGTTGGGATTACATGCCACGCTAACGCGGACATCAAAGTCACTATCCTTTGCCAGTTCTGTGAGTATATCGGCGGGAGTGTTGGGATTACATGCCACGCTAACGCGGACAGCCCAGTGGCTATCCTTTGCCAACTCCGTGAGCACATCGACGGGAGTGTTAGGGTTTCTTGCCACATTACGGCGTACAACAATGTCGCTATCCTTTGCCAACTCCGTGAGCACATCGACGGGAGTGTTGGGATTACATGCCACGCTAACGCGGACAGCCCAGTGGCTATCCTTTGCCAACTCCGTGAGCACATCGACGGGAGTGTTAGGGTTTCTTGCCACATTACGGCGTACAACAATGTCGCTACTTAAAATCTCGTTTTTAGTCATTGTATTTCTTATTTAATTGTCTTACTTTATTTCTCATCAATCTTGCCAGCTCTTTATGCCGGTAGTCGTCGGACTTTTCCAACGCTTTTGCAGCTCTTTCCAGCAGGCTGACGATTGACTGTATTTCATAGTCTTTCATGAATTGATTATTTCATTAACTAATTCATCGGCTTCGCATATCCTTTCGGCTATCTTCTTGAAGATGTTATCATCTGGATATATCCTTCTGATAAACATGGAGGGCTTCTCGAACGGGTTATATACGATGAAATCGCACCAATAGGCTTCAACGCACATGAGTTCGGACATGATTTGGTAATAGTACTTAGGCTCCGTGGACAGGAGGGTATCGTTATCCTTTATCTTGTGGAAGTATTTGGCATATGTGGCCGTTCCCACGCTTTTTATCTCGATTACCCCTTTCTCCCGCTTATTCTCATCGTAATAATATCCGTCGGGGCTGGCTGCGAAATGGGCGATAGTGGGGTGTTTGCATAGTCCTACCTCGACGACACGGCGACCTGTTTTAAGTTCATATATGTGCCGGGCATCGGGCTCGTTCTCCGTTCCCCATCGCATTTGCTTGGTCGATATGTCTGTCTGGGTGATATAGTCGGAGAAAAAACCATCGTCGTTTATCATAGCTGGGGAGAGCATGCGCTCTCCCGCTACTTGGTAAATATAGTTCATGGCGCATTCCCCGAACCCGTTTCCGCTTCGGTTCGCTTTCATTAGGTCGCCTATGCGGCTGCCCGTGAAACAGCCGAGGCGTTTCCTGTACCATTCAAGAGTCCTTTGCGCTTCCATCGTCGAACAGTGTCTGTTTAGTTCCTTCCTGATTGATTCCCTCTTTGACACCGGCTGCTTCTCCGGCTATATCTTTGAATTTACTGCTTTTCGTGCCTCGGTATGGCTTCATAATCTCATCTACCGTCGTATCTCCATCTTTGAGGGATTGATGAATACCGGAAAGAAGGGCAATCTCATTGCTTCGTATCTGGGTGATAGTCTGCTTGCCGCACAATTTTATAATCTCATCCTCGGTGATGTTGTACTCGTTCTTGAAGAATTCAATCCATTCTGCTTTTGCTTTTTTGAGTTTGTCTTCGTTTGACAGGTCGCCTGTTATAAAATTCTGCGCTGACCGATAGACTTTATCCGTTATGCTCTTGGGTATGACCGAAAAAACAGCATTGCGGTAGGCTATTGCGTTGGCCGCATTGCCGGTTACGGTTATCATGTCGTCGGAATACCGTTTGCCATACTTGTCGATTATGGACCGTCGAACCTCGAATGCGCTTGCCACATTCGTTTCCAAATCCCACGCTGTACCCCGGCTTATAATTTGACGATCGGTAATTTGTACGACTTTGGCCTCTGTACGCATGTTTCCCCAATTCGATACGATTATCTTGGCAAGATGGACAGAAGGGCCGGTAATGGGTTTATTTCCCCGTGGAAGGGCATAACCGCAGGATTGAGCCGTCTCCTTGTCCATTGTCGCCATGACGATGGAGTTATCTATACTTCGCCTAATGTCTCTCGGATATTGCTTGGCCGTGGCTACTTGCGAATCTACATTTGCCCGTTCGAGGGCGTCTATTTGCATGACTTGTGGCTGTGCTTGAACCTGTAATACTTCGTACTCTGACATATTTTTTTGTTTAAAGGGTTATGTTCCTTTTTATACACCGCATATCCTCCCGGACGGGCGGTGTATATGCTTGGTTTTTATGGAATTATAGTTTAAAACTCACATTTAATATTAGCTCTATCCTAGTTCTGTGAGTATATCGGCGGGAGTGTTGGGATTCCTCGCCGCATAATAGCGGACATACCATTCGCTGTCCTTCGCTAGTTCTGCGAGTACATCAAAAGGCAAGTTGGGATAACCGGCCACTACCCTGCGGACATCACTGTTGCTATTTAAAATCTCGTTCTTGTCCATTATACTCTTATTTATTTACCTGATTATCAATAGTTTTTTTATTTCTTATTTGTTTGTTGTTGCCCTGAAAGAGCCATCGACGACAATGCGAACAGGGATATGCTTATTACCAGTTGCCAAAGGTTGGCGTTGATGAGTGAAGCGACTACCCCGAATATCGAGGAAAGCATCAGCAGTATGGCGAGCAGGGTAAATAACTTGTAGAATATCATGACTGTTATATTTGGAATTTACCGTTAAACTCGAATTCTTCATTTCCGTATTCGTCGAATACGGTTACCGTGTATTCCGTATCGATGTAGCCTCTGCCGGAATGTGGCGTGAAATAGTCGCCATTGTCCCACTCTTTGTGATTGTATGCATTGTAATGAATGCGGACATCGACGTATTTGTCTATCAAATCTATTTCATGGTCTATATCTTCGCCGAAATAGCGGTCGTTTATATTTTCTTTTATATGGTCGTCAAGAAAATTTTCTACCTCGCCTTGTATGGTTTCCAGTTTCTGAATATCGGATTTTACCATATCGATAGCCGTTTTGTAGATGTCCGTGGCATCGCACATGAGGTCGTTCCGGAATTCCCGCACGCTTGCCCAGTCTTTCGGGTCACAATCTTCGAGGTAGGATTTGGCTATTTCTTCCTCGTTCATCGATAGTATCTGGCTAGCGACCTCGTAGTTTTCTACCCCGCCTCCTAGATAAAATTCCTTACATTTCAATTTGTAAGGGGAGTTGTCGTATTGGTAGTTGAAATCTTCTCGTGCCTGGTCGTATCGTTCCTCGATTGCCGACCGTGGGATAATACAGGTTGTGTTCATGTTCACAGGTTTATTTAATTTCGTTCCCCTGCAACAGATGACTGTTTTCCAACCCGAATCCGACGGGCAGGGGAAATATAGGGTAATGGAAAGCTGTCTGAACTATTCTTGCCTAGAAAGGCAATCCCTTTCTCTCTCCATTTTTTTTGTTCGTTTCTATTTTACTGAACTTGGTGAAGCGTGCCCGGTTGCCGAATTGCCGGATATTACTTACACGTCACGACTTCGTTACTTCACCCCGACCCGTCGCAAGTCTCGGCATTTCCGCTATTGCGACTCTCGGTGTTCTTCACGTACGCCAACATGTCAATGAGCTTTTTTGTGGGGAGGCGGGAATCGAACCCTTGCTCGCTCCGAAGAACCGATACCCAACATACTGGTTCTTTTATTCGGTTGCTCTACCTTTGAGCTACTCCCCTGCTTTTACATCATGGATTTCCAAACTCGTAGTATCTCGCTTCCCGGGTAGAATTTTCGACCATTACACCTCCTGTAACCGCATTTGATAATTCCACTCTTCGTGTAACGGAACAGTGTGCTCCTGTCGATGCCGAGTATCTTGCATGCCTCGTTGGTCGAGTATCGGCCGGAAAGCGAAACTTGGGGTTCTGTGGAGGTCATCATATCGTTTTTCTTTTTATTGTCGTTGTTCCCGCAGGCTAATTCGATTCAGCGGCTACACGCCTTTCTGCGGGATTTCATTACTTTTGTAGTACCAAACCAAATAGTAATGAGTTATACCATGTGGATTACTATAATTGTGCGGTTCTATTAGCTGGTTTATCCTACCATCTTGTGTGAGACGATTCCGCCCTTTTTAAGAGCAAGCTCCCTTATTCGTTCTGGTTGCTCTCCGTCCGTGCGAAAGTTTATCGCCCCGTAGACAGTACGGTCTGTACAACCTACCTCGGCGGCTATCTCCTTAATAATCTTTGATGGGATACTGATGTATTTTACTTTTCTCATTGCTTTTTTACATTTAATCGTTTATATTTGCACATTATGGTTTTTGTTTCAATCTTGAAATAAGTTCGTTTCAATGATTACAGAGGCAAAGATATAAACTATACTCTAATATAACAAATAAACTGCGGAATATAGTCCAATTATTAACAACTTTTAATTATGTGCACTATGAATGCAAAAGACAGAATACAGCAATATATTGATTACAAAGGGATTAGCAATAGTAAGTTTGAAATATATAATCCGCAAATCCAAATTTCCGAAAAATCCCAAACGAAGCGTATAGAAATCGCCGATTCGAGAAAAACGAAGCGTCCAAAAATAGACAAGCGCACAACACACAACAAACGGCATTCGAACGCCATTATAACACTATGAATTGAGGGATTTGATAACAAAAAAGAGGGGCTAATGCTCCTCTTTTTCTTTTACAATAACTTCGGCACCGACTATCTCACAATACCTCAGCAGATTCTCGATATTCACATTCTTGCCACTCTCTATCGCCCTGACGCTGCCCATGTTGATTCCATTTTGCCAAATTTTATATTGAGAAAAGCCTTTGCGCGTTCTGATTTCCACTAATGTTTTTGCTATATCGTCTAATGTCATACCCCAATTAATTCTTTTTTTATCGCCTCTAAAAATGCGATAGATGTTAATACCGTATTCCTATAATTATAATCACTACCGGCTGCAATCGCATTCTTACGACCGTCTAAAATCAGCGTATCAATGAACAACACCATTTGCCGAACCGTAATATTGCCGATGCCTGCCGAGAATGTCGATAGCGATGTATAATACTTCATAGCCTGTTTTAAAAGCCCCCGTATTTTAGTCTTATCAGGATTTTTACCTGTAATACGCTTAATGCTGATCTTTGCAGAAATATTAGATCCTGACAATCCGGGCTCTATGCGGTAATCCTCTCCGACTTCCTCGACAATACCGTCTATATACTCGACTTTGGCGATGAATCCATTGTCTATGTCGGAACAGTATATGAAGTTGACTTCTCCGAACTTGTGCGCCCGGTTATGGTCTACAATGAATAATGGAAATTCCCTTTTCATTCTTCGTCCTCCTCTTCGTCATCGACTTTAACAAGATGTTCAAGATCTTCGCTTATATACCCTTTATACTCCCTTATGGCTTCCAATTCCGAGTCGCTGAGGTCGTCTATATCCTCTATCTCGATAGTATAATATCTGTCATAATCACCATCGAAGTCTATCTCTCCTGTTCTTCCGTTCTCGTCGTCCTCACTAACGACAGTGCCCACTTCGTCTACAATATAGGGCTTGCAGAACCTCCCATGCTCGTCCCTGTCTTTCGTGAACAAGCGATCTGACAACATGCTACACACATCTGAGAATGTTTCTTCTCCAACAAATTCAACATGACCGGGGTTAAAGAATCTGCCACCTCGGCAAACATGAAATGATAATACCATTGTTCTTTTTGTTTCCATATATAAGTAATTTTTATTTAAAATCATCTGGCCCATACAGGGGTATAACAATCTTCAAGATTTATGTTATTCTCGATCGCCGCACAGGCAAGTATCCATGCTTGCTTACTCAACATGTTGGCAATCTTGAAACTCGGATAGGTGCATTTTTCATCAATCGTCTTTGCCACATTGGAGGCAAAAACATTCAGGTTGATTATCCGGGACAAGAACCGATAGAACGGGTTGAAATGCAACTCATACGAATTGTTATTATTCCATCTTTCATAGCTAGCAATCTGTTGAAGTCTGTTGGATAATTCCTGAGCTTCTTTGTATTGTTCTGTACCTTTCTGTAACATGACTCTATTTTAATTGGTTACTGTTTGTTTTTGATTACATGGCAAATGTACTTCATTATATTATATATACAAATATTGAAGTATAAATATTTTATGATTTATCAATATTTAACAAAACGAATGATGTGGAAAATTTTCCTCATTATTTTATACGATATAGACTATTTTCGTATAGTTGTGGAAAATTTTCCGCAAAAATGATTGACATAGAATTAAACACGAATGCCGGAGCTTCTCACCCCGGCATTTCCCTATTCATCATTTGCATTTCCGAATATTCATTTGAAATTTATTTTACTTCCTCTACATCGATATATTTTGTCTTGACGTTTTGACTTAATTTTGTAAGACTAACGTATAGTTGCTCAAAGTTACTTGCCGTATTATTTTCCGGGGTTTTAAGTTTTGACATGGTTTCTATAAACCGGGTTACCTTGTCTAAGTCTCTTGTTGTTTCTAATAGTTCTGCCGCCCGATTGAATGCGACGGAAAGAAGTGTATCGGCTGTTTTCTCCCTATCGAGCTTACCCTCACAAATGTTATTGGTAATAGCTATCTCATAACGTTCTTCTTGCTTTTTTGCCAAGTTTTGAATACGTGTAGGATTGCCTTTTTTCCACGTCGAGATGGTCGAAAAAGGAACCCCAAGTAAGATGCTGATATAGGACGGACGTTCACCGGCCGCAAGAAGTGATAATGCTCTTTGCATGAGTTCCGGGGAATATCGTTGTGTCCGTCTTGGAGTACCTTTTGCTTTTTCGTCCATATTCGTAGTTATTTCGTAATTAACAACATTCTAATATACAAAGATTTGACAAAATATCGCATTTTTGCTCTTCGAAATAATTCGTAGTCATTCGAAATGATTATGGAGTGAAGGTGTCTCCTCCCCATAATTATACTTATTAAACTCTCGCCATCATTTGGTTCATCAACGGATTTGTATTGTTATCTATTTGTTGCTGTATTTGCCCTAACTCTTGCTGTTCATTTCCTGCCGGAACCTGCCCGGCTTGTTGTGCCGATTGCATGGCGGCTAATTGTTGCATGGCTTCTTCCTCTTTCTTGTTTATGGATTGAAGCAATCGATCGGAGAATGGGAATGCGCCGTTTTCCAATAACTGTTTTACATCTATGGCTCCGGCTCGGAACAGTTCCAGAAGTAAATCGTTGGTTACTTGACGGAATGAGGGTGTAGACTGGGCCTCGGTAATAGTGAGGTCGAAATGTACATTCTTTACTTTGTCGGGATCGAAGTATTTGGCTTCTTCGCTGTACTCATTACCGGATATGTTTACATATCTCTTATCTGAATAGAATTGTTGTATGACTTGCATGAGCTTGGTGTCGCGTTCTTCCCGGAAAGCGGTAAACGATGCCATGAGGTCGACCAGATTGGTCGCAGAATTTTGGGCTTCTTGTGCATATAAAGAGGCTGCCGTATTAGATGACGGGCTTTTCCCTTGCAGTGCGCCATGCACTCCCGAGATTTCTTGAAGCAGCCGCAATTGGAGATTGAGCATTTCGTATGCTCCCACATTGGTGGCATTGGTGCTTATCTGCTGTGGGAGGGCTCCATTGGGTTTTGGCTTGAACAATATGACTCCGTTGTATCTTGCCCATTCGCCGGCAATATCTTCGATTGTCATGCCATCGGGAATTTGGTCTTCGGGGAATAACAATACTCCTTTCGCACTTGCTCCCATGATAAAATCTATCATGGTAATCAGCCGGTTGATATATCTCTGCTGGTCTATGACGTCGGAGACGAAGCTATGTACGATTCCTCCGTTAAACGGGTATATGCTGATGGTATAGGGGTGTGACTTGTGCCAATAGGGTGTTTCCATTTCTTGCAGGACGTCCCCATAGGGGGATAGCCAACGGGCATACCAATATCGGTCGATGAAGTTCTCGGTCTCTATGAGTGGTATATCGTCTTGCGGTATCCCTTGCGAAATACCTTGAAGGATTCGATCTTGGTTTATCCTTTGAATATTGGGTAATTCTTCATAATCTATTTTATAGTATGTTCCTTCCAATGTATCGTGGCATTTCACTCTTAGTTTCGATTCTTTCCTCCATACTTCTATGACTCTGCATAATCCATTGTCTCGTGGTACAAGGAAGGACAGGGACTCGTCGCTGCCGGGCATGAGGTCTTGATAGAAATTGGAGAGCGTGTCTTTCGTCGCTGAGACATATATCTGCCGTAGTTCTTCCGCTCTTTCGACAGAACCATGTGAAAAATTCGCCAAAAGGTCTCCTATGGATATGTCGTGAATTTCTCCGATAATCGAACAATCCCAATAACGGAAATCTTTCATGTTCGTATCGAAGAATATGCGGTTGTCGGGTACGGTCATGACAAAGGCATCTTCTTTGTTCAATGCGGCATTCCACCCATAGTATGATTTATGGGCAACTATTCCAGATATGACGTAATTCTCGAATGTACGCCGGTCGACCTCCCACATTTTATTTAATGAATAGGCATACCGTATGACGATAGTCATCATCTCACCCAGTTTCTGGTCGTCTCGGTCAGAGGCGACACATACAGGCTCGGTTTGATTACTGCCGAACTGTCCTACAACAGTTTTGACGAGCTGACGAATCATATTGTTTTTTAAGGGTACTTTGCCTTGATCCCGAATATATTGTTCCTCACTTACATGTTTTCTTTTATCGGAATCATATATGACATCGCCCCATTGATTACCATAGGTATATTTTCGGCAACGCTCCGCATACATTCTGAAATTCGATAATGAACTCCATGCTTGTTGGGCTTCGAATAATACGTCTAAGGCTTTCCCTTCTTTGGCTTTTACCGTATCTGTGATTAGATCGGATTCCCGGACGGTGAGTTGTGATTTTCTGTATAGTTTCATTGCGCTATCTTTAATTCGTTGATTATATCATATAATGTATTGTCTATTGTATTTCGGAGCGAGGCTATCTCGGCACTTGTCCGAATGGCTTCGTCTGCCGGTAAATCACCGGAAACTAGATCATCTTCCCACGTCTCAGCCATTCCTTCTAACTTCATGAGGTTTCTGATATGGACATTAAGTCCATCATACACACTCTTGCTCAATACTTTATCGGAATCTCTCGTGTTCTCGATAAACTCATCAATAAATAACTCCTTTAACAATTCGCTATCAGCTCGTTTCGAATCTCTTGCTTTATTTGCAAATTCATACCATTTGCTTCTTAATTTTGCTTTGGGGATTCTGTCGTTCGCTTCTCCCACAGCAGCACCTATGATAGGCACATCAGATAAATCGAAATCGGTAGGTCGTCCTTTTGTCTTTGTCACCAAAGCGTCTACGGCATTGTAGGCTTGCCCGAGAACTCGGAAGAGTCCGGGAACGTAACCGAGATAAAGTTGTTGAAGAACCGCCGGATTGTTGAGTTTCTCCAAGACGGGGATTTGTTCGAGCCAGCCTTTTTCGGCATAGTTCCCACCTGTCATTTCGTTGACAAACTCGCTCCATTTGACTAGCCCTTTCGGAGTACTTCCGTATGCTTTGCGAAATTCGGGAAGATTTTCATTCCATGGGGTTTCTTTGTACAAGGGTCGTCCCATGAAGTTCTCATTGAATGCGATGTGCGCTATCGGTTGTGCCCATGTGGGTGCAGCATTAGTCCAGCTTCCATAGGTTATGGGCACGATGTCCTGCCCTATCACGGCGAAAAAGTCGAGGGGTTTCACGGGGTCACTGATTAATGGGTGTTTTTTATGGTAACCTGTTATTATATCGGCCAGCATTATCCCCCATGCGTGGAATCCTCGCAAACTTTGAGCTAGCGGTATGAATATGAATTTGCCTTCTCCGATAGGTATTACCAAGTTATTATATCGCTTTGTTTCGGGAAGTGCGTGATATGAGTCTCCCCAACGATCATCGTCACCCGAGAAAATCGCACAAAGAAGGGAGTCGAGGAAACCGATGGAAATAATCGTTCCTATGACTTTGGCAAAGCCTTTCTTGTATTTCTTGATTCCCCTGTACAGGCGGCCTGTCCCTTGCAGGGAGGCATTGAGGAAGGCGTAATTATCAAATATCCATTGTATTCCTTCGTGGCTTCCCCGCCGGTTGAAGTTTGTGCTAACATTCTTGGCATCGGTGATTGCCGTATCTATTGTCTTCCCTTCCATTAATGCGGCCACAAATTGATTCAAACGGGTGACGCTTTCCATAAGCCGGGCTGTATCTTGTATGGCTTTTACTCCTGCCATATATCCTTTCTTGATCGCTTTTGCCTGTTTATTCATATCGACAGTACCATACTTAACCGCATTATCTATCGATTTACGATAATCCTCAACTGTATTCGCACTGATATATCCTGTCTCTCCTCCTCTCGATACAAACAGATAAGCGGCTATATCGTAGTCGGACTTGGAAATTTTACCTTTTCTGCCCATACGATCCAAGAAACTTTCTATTTCTTCAATTGTATATCTCTTGTTTTTCGATTCTCCCCGAATATATCTCCGCATGGCAGCGAATGAATCGGGAGCAAGTGCTGCGATCTGTCTGGCTTCGGCGATCGATTTCTCGGCACTGTTGTAAGCGAACGCCCCACTGAAATCCCTTGCAAAGTTGCTAAACAGGAAAAATGCCGGAGAATAGGTGGTATAGAATTGTGACAAGGCTCGGGTAGTTCTCGCTCCCAATCTGTTCAAATGACGAGCTCCGTAAGTGAGCCACCCCGGTATATTATACCATTGGTCGGGTGTTTCTATCTTACGAGGCACATTTTTATCGAGATTCAACCTCCCGTTTATTGAATTGGAGACAAACGGGTTGGTGAACAGTATGGATACTTTCTTTCCTGCGACGAATACATCGACCGAGCTTTCTTCCATTTGTGAGGGGGTCTTGTGAACCGTTCCACGATTGGAGGGATAGGCCTTGCTGAATCTGGCCATTCCGCTTTCCAATTGTTCAGCGGAGGGGACTTCGTCTGTTTCTACCCATGTTTTATTGCCGTGTTCGTCGAGAATGGGATTGCCATTGGTATCTAACGCGATGATTTCGTACTTGGGTATGAGCTGATAGATATTGGATATGGTGGTTATCTTTTTTATCTTATCGGAGGGTTTGGGTTTGTATTTGAGAATTTTCTCTTTCCCGTCTTTGTATTCGACCTTATAAGAATACCCGAACTTATTGCGCACGTCTTTACCGGCCAATAGGGTAAGCAGCCTTTGTTTCATTTTGTTCTTGTTGGCTCTCGCTATCTCGGTATTTGCCATAGCCATGATGGAGACAAGCGGGTTGTCGGCTCTGCTTGTTCTTCCTTTGGCTTGTTTATTGACGGTTGAGCCGGGATTGATTCTTATATTGGAGTCGTACATCTGATCCATCGTTTCTTCGGAGAATCCTCGTAACGGGACATAGAACTGGAATCTTTTCTTATAGGTATCGGCATCTTCTTTCGAAACGAGACCGGATTGTACGGATATGTCAAGAGTTTTGTTCGTGGCTTTCTTGATTTTGTCCCAAAGGCTGATGACAGTATTTTCGCCTAACAAGGATTCGACCTCGGATATAAAATCTTCTGCCGTGTTATAATTTCGGGCATATTCCTGCTTGAATCTGTCGAAATAACCGGAATAGTCTCTGGTGGATAGTTCCTGTATGTAACTGGTTCTTTTCTTGTTGTAATCTTCGACTCCTTTGTGGGACTCTTCCCATTCTTCAAGTGCTTCCCTCCTCATGACTTGGTTACGTTCTATGCCGTGTTTGATTAGCATATAGTCGACAAGGGTATCTTCATCGACACCGTTTTTCCCATGTATTATCTTCTCATACAATTCGAGAAGCGGAAGGTAATAATCAGCATTGTATTCGTCTGCCTCGGCTTTTATCCTAGAATCCATAAAACCGGTGTATTCCCATGCATTCTCTTTTTCGGATATTTCTTTTCCAAGCGTAGAGGATATGAGTTTTTGAAGAGCTTCCAACGGTTGGTATCGATCAATCCAAACACGTCTTGCCATTCCTCGGCGGAGAGCCGCATCGAATATCATAGCTATATCTTGCGGCAGAGTTCCATTGTCTATCGAGTTTCTTATATCATCGGAAATTATGTCGTTGTTGTTGAAGATATAAGTCAGACATTTTTCTGCTTCTTGGTAATCGGGGAAGCTGGCTATGTCGCCCGATATTTCGGCTCCATAGGCTGCTGGTGCACTTTTTCTTATCCTTTGTGATTGATCAGGAGACAATTGAGACAAATCGACGACTCCTTTCCTGTCCATAGATATTTTGATATAGCTCGAAACATCGGGTGCTTCCCTACGGAATCGAGTATTCATCGTTCCATCGGAATTTTCCCCGGTAAGTTTGGGATTCTCGAAGTTTTCTACTATATTTGTGGCAGATAAAAGGTCTTGTTTGTCTATTTCCTGCCGATAATTAGATGACGCTGAGGAGAGCCAATCAAGACCTTTTTCTTTGTCGGCATATACTAGCGTATTGTTATGAGCTATCGGAGCAATAATGTTTTCGGCTTCCCGACCATGTACCGACCTTACATCGTTCACTTCAATGGAATTTCCTTTGTGTTGTATTCCTCTTCCCAATTCTATTGCAACACATACGTTTTTATCATCACGGTCTTTTATTTCCGTGAATATTCCCAACGTATTGTCGTCTCGCTTGAACATAAATATCGGTTCTGTAATTTTCTGAGGAAGATTCAGCAACGATTCAACATCTACATTATGCTTTGTATTGCTCGCCTTGTTTATGACACGTTGTCTCATGACGATAGGCAGATTGGGAAGGAAGAAACGCATCGCTCCTTGCGGGTTGCCCAAATGGAAGATGTCGTTTATCTCCATTTCACCCGATTCATAACGTTTCAATTCCTCGTTAAACCGTCGGTTTACTGCTTCCATATACTCTGCCTCGGTTTCGGAAATGCGATAGCGTGTATCAGTATCAGCAGCATTAGCTTCTGTATTTAATTTCGCTTTTACCCAGAAATTGTATTGTTCCCGAATATTGTCTATTTCCTGTTGAGCTTCGGTGATTTTGGCTCCTTCGGATACATATTCTTCTGACAGGAATATACCGGAATCTGTCAAACACCTAGACCATTCATCGACATATTCTTGAACAATTTGCCGCTTGCCTTCTTTTTTATTTATACCGGAAAGGGGTATGAAATGGGAGGACATGAGCTTATTGGAAAGCAGTCCATAATCTATCGGGAAAGGTGGTACTATCCGTATCGAGCCGATGGCTCCGTTGTACCAATATCCTCCACCGACGGCTTTTATCAGCTTGGGGCTTTCCTGTACAAAATCACGGAAGATGGTCTTATATTGTTCTAAAACATATTTGTTTTGTTTTAATTTAGAATCACGAGACTTTGATTCTTGTTTATAAACGTTTTCATTTACACGATATTTATAGGATTCGGCTATTTGAGTATCGAGAGTGCCGGCCATTTCTGTACCTATATAATGGCTTAACTCCTCTATTAGTTGTGGAGAGGCGACATCGGGGAAAGGATCGGTCTTTGCCCCATCTATAAGACGGGAAACCTCTTTTTTCACTTCACTCGATGAATATTCCTTCATGCCTTTGATCAGGTCGATTATCTCTTTGGATCGATCGCCGCTCAAACTTATATCTATTTCTACTTCCATGTCTCCACCGGGGAAGAAGGTGATTTCTTTTCCATTTCCGATGGTATCCATATTGTCGGAAGCCTCCATTCGTGGAGTGTGGTTGGCGAACCGTACTTTGAGCGTGTCGCCTCCTATTTTCAATTCGAGGTATCGGCTTCCTGTTTTTGCCGTATGTGTGGTATAGTCTTTCTCATCGAAATTTTCACGAAGATATTTATCGACCGCTTTATATACCGAGGTGTGGTTTGTACGGACGGTCTCGATTTTAGAGCCGTATCGGGGATTGACAACGATAGTGCGGAAGCGGGTATGGTCGGTTATCTGTAAATCATTCTCATTGAAGATAACATAGTTTCGTGCACCGTCCGAACGTCCGCCAGTGGTGGCTTGTGCAGGGTATTTGATACCGGTGAAGCCTGCACGGGAGAGAAACCCGCTTGCGGCCTTATCGCTGCCCAAACGTGATTCGTCGGAAAATATGGCGTACACCCGGTTAAAGTCATTGCCTTTTATAATGGGACGCATAATCTTATCGGACATTTCATCGTCAAACTCTTGCTTGGCGGCATGCTCTATGGCCTTTGCCTGCTTGTCCGATACGGGCTGTTCCCAGTCCAAATAATTCTCGCCCGTGTCGTCGGGAATTTCGACGGTATAGAGGACTCTCGTAGATACTTTTGAAATTAAATCTTCAAGACGTTCCCATTCTTTCTCATACTCTTTTAATCTTGGTATTTCAAAATCAAAATCAGGGTCATTACGTTGTATTTCCTCTAATTCTTTAATTTGCTTTTTTAAATCAGATAGAGTAGACATGTTGTCTATATATAAATCAGGTTCGTACCTTATTATATCTTTTAACTTTGCTATCTCTTCATATAAATAATCTTTTTTTGCTGGATCAGCTGCTTTCTCTGCATAGCTTTTCGCAATGCCGTTCACTTCGGTTACATAAGTTCCCCAGCCGTATGCTTGTGCGCCTTCCCCTGTTCCCATAAAACTATGGTCGAAGCGGTCGAACGAGGCTCCGCTACCGTGGTAGACGGTTCTGAAACGCTCCTCGATACCTTCTTTTATACGGGTGTCTGCGGCTGATTTACGGATAATATCGTTCGTGGAGTCCCTGTCGGTGATACGGTTCTTTGATTTCCACAACATGTAAGCGATGTCGGAGTCGGTGAGGCTAAGATCGATGCCTATCTTTCGGAAGGCTTCTTTGATGAACCGTTTTATCTTGCTCCACAGCGAGGGGTTGGTGATTCCTTCCTCGGCAAAATGTGCCAGATACTCATCTGCGGCAGCTCTCTTGCCGGAGAAATCGTTGGCCGTATATTGCTCCTTTTCCTCATTTGTGAGCGAATCGTATGACTTATCATCGAGATAGGCGGCGAATGTGGCTCTTTCCTTATCGGTCATGGAATCCCATACTTGGTCGCACAGCTTGTCGAAGTTTTCACGACCGAGCATAGAGGGCAGTCCATAGTGGGCTACGGCCTCATGCAACAGCGTGCGTTGTGCGTTACGAATAGAACCGTGGTTGGGAGCGACGATAACGATTTCACCTGTGTCTTTGTCGTACCAACCCAGACTCTTCAATTTTTTCGTGTAATTTTTCTCGGAAGGGGATATTTGAGAGACATCTTCCACAACTCGCACAGGGATATTGAGTTTTCCCGCTTCCCGCCCGATATATTCCTGTATCTCTTGCCTTCTCTCTTGTGGCGTTTTTTGTGTGGATAAGCGTTTTTTTTCTTGCTCGGTTGAAGCACTTGTATTATCTTTACCTGCGGAAAAGCCGGTTTGGGAGAGAGCTGTGCCACCTCTCAACGAAGTTGTATCAGTGTCTGTCGTCTTGGTACTTGCCGGATTTTCTTTTTCGGAAAGCGAAGAGCCTGTCGAAACGGTATTGTCCGGTTGCCGAGGTTGGGTCTTGTCGACCGTTTCTTTATCGGATTGTCCCTCTTGCTTAAACTCGGCATCAACGACATATATATTACCTGAATTACTTTTGAGCACATTTCGAGGGCGGAGGTCTGATATGGTAATTTCTCCATTAGAATATTGTGCCTCACCGGTTTGATGGAATCCGAGGGACTTCATATAGGTATCTATCTCCTCGGGGGTAGCATTCGTAGATTCATGTACATAAACCTGCCGGAATATAGGATAAACGCTGCGCCCGTCGAATCCGGTGAATCCGACAAATTCGTATCTTGAACTCGGGAATATTTGGTTGTGAAGTTTTATGCGGTCGAACAAGGGAAGAATCCCTTTGCTGTTCATGAGGTTATTTACCTTATATACATAACCGTCCGATGTATTCAGATAAACATCATTTTCATTACCGCTTGGCATAGGATTCCATGAAAATGTCTCTTCCATTGGAATCCAAATACCGTTTTCTTTGGCGTATTCCTCAGCCGCTCTGGCTTCTATTTCTTGTTGTTCTGCTCGGGATAGAGTTCTGCCAGCCGCTTGTGCATCTCTTGCTGCCTCTTCAATTCTGTCTTGTAGTCTAAGGGCTGTCTCTTCCATTCTTCTATCTCTTTGAGCTTCCGTTCCTCGCTCTCTTTGTGGAATTGATTGAAGTATTTCATCTTGGCTGTCGATTTGTTTTTCCTCTTGCGAAGATAATGAATTTTCTTTATTCGAATTACTTTCTCTTTCATTTATTTGAGTTTGTCCGGATTGGGTTTCTCCTAATTCATCGCGTCGAAATGCAATGTCGTTTCTTGAAGCCAAATCATCGGGCAAAGGCTCTTTATCTTTAAGATATTGTTGGTATATACCCAAACGTTCATTCAAAGATTTGAGTTGTTTTTCCTTGTTTACTCTCTTTACAGGAGAAATTTCTCTCTCTATCTCTTTTTCAAGACGGGCTATTTCGGATTGTGTATTCTTTGTCCCGGCCTTCGCCACTTCTATCATGGCTTTTACTCCTGCGATTTCTTCTCCATATTCGAACTGCTCTCGCAAAGGCATTTTCTTTTCGTCGACCTCTCCGTTGGACTTGCGATATTTTGCCCAGCGGTCTGTTTCTTCTTTCCCTTCTACATTCTGCTGTATTTCCCGGAGTTTATCTTCCACTCTTTGTGAGACCTCTTGTCGCATAGCTTCTTCCTCTCTGGTAAGTTGTTCTCCATTGGCTATCTTATTTGCTATGCGTAATACTGTACTATCTTCTACTGTGCCATCTTCCACAAAACGGGTATATTCAGAAGTATCGGTAATCTCTGATTGCGGAGCGGTTTGCTGCCCGGATTCCTTGTCTGCGGTTTGATTTTTTTCTTTTCCCTTTACATGGGTAATTTGCTCGGGTTTGATAGAAAGAGGTAGTGGTACACCATCTACTACATCTTCCACATCTACTCCCGAATCATCGATACCGATAATTTTCAATGTTCTTTCCACACCGGGGTTATCCGGGTCGGAATAATCTTTGAAGGTTACTACATCTCCTATCTCTAATTCGGACTTACGGTATAAAGGTTGTTTCTCAACCCCTTCGTCACGGGGTGACACCTCCTCTATCTCGCCACCGCTCATAGTGGAGGAGGGTGTTCGGCTTTGTTCATCGGATTCTACTTCATCGGCTTCGTTCTCTATCTGGCTTGCCATATTTGTTTTTGTGATGTCCTCGGCCATTGCACGTGCTTGTCCTACGGCATCTTCTGTCGACATAATGGATACGCTTCTTATGTCTTTGGGAGATACCATAATGGGAGTATTACCTACTCCTACCGGAACGGCTATAAGAGATCCGGATTGAGTTGTAGAGGTATATTCTCCGGCTGCATTGGGTTCCAGTGATACGTTTCCTACCGTAAGTATGGCTTCACGACCGTCTGACAAGGTTACGGTTACTTTTCCTCCCATCTCTTTGTTGATGAGTCTCATTTCTGCCTCGGCAGCTTTGTCCCCGGCTTCTTCGGCATCGGATTCGATCTTGCCGAGTATGAATTCATATCCGGTACGAGCCATGACAAAATCTTGCAAGTCTTTTGCATCTTCTTTCCCTAAATCGTGTGTATTGACCGTTGCCATGACATAATCTGCACGACGGTCTAAGGGTACATTGTCAAGCCCGTGTATTATATCATCGACGGAGAGTCCTTCGCCGAGGTCTTTACTTTCATAGCGTTTTTTGGCCTTGCGGTATTGATTGTATGTCAAACCAACTCCAATGGAATTGGCGACTTGGAATCCAAGCGACATGATACCGACAGCCATTACCATTTGGAATTGCTGTTCCGGGTCTTTGATGTCCTCCCATTCGACATCGCCAACGGTAGCGGCATTAAGGAGCATGCCCAGTTCTTCCTCGGCTACCTCGGGTATGAATCCGTTGAAGCCAGTGAGCTTACCGACTTGCCGGGCGAAACGTGTGGATTTTCCTATCAATGGTTTTGTGAGGAGCTGTCTCCCTCCTTTGTAGCGGGAAAGTAGTTTACCCAGATTGAGCCCCATGTAATTTCCCATGTACTCGGTTCCGTTCTCTATAAGGTTGGCAGCGAATCCTTTCAAGAATGCGAGGCCGAGGCTTTCCCGGTCTTCTACTCCATGATGGGTATAGATTGTTTTTAACTCTCCGCTCGGGTCATTGATTGAACCTAACCGTATATCGTGATCGCCTACCATACGACTCATAACGTCCTCGGCCGTGTGGGCTGCACCTGACGTAAGTGCCATTACCGCACCTCCCACAAGACCGTCAATAGCGGCGTTCCCTAATTTACTTGCTGCTTTGACGGCTACTCTTCCGGCTGCGTTTTTACCTGCATTGGCGGCTATGCGGGATACCGCTTTGGAGGCCGACTTACCGATTATTTTCTTAACTGCTGTCTTCGCAGCCGCTTTGGTCGCAGCAGATGTGGCGGCTCCTACACCTCCCGTCAAAGCGAATTCAACCAAATATGGCAGGGATTCCATGGTTCCTCGCCCGATATTTTGCCACGTGTCGAGTCGCAGGCTGCCTTGTATCTGGTCTAACAGGGAGAAAGCGGCCATAAGTTGCTGTTCTTCTTTGGTAAGTTTTTCGAAGCCTTCACCCTTGTCGCCTATTTTATTGGCGATGGAGAGTACCCGTCCCATGTCGATTGCGTCGGTGGCTCCGAGGGTCAAAATACCGGAGTCGAACGAACGGGCGAACGCATCGGCAAAATTGGCGAGCCAGTTTCCGTCCCTGCGCTTGTACATCTCTATGACATCACGAGCCTCGGATATGTATTTGCGTGCAAGCAGTTGTTCTTCGGATAGACCAGAACTCTTTTTTATCCTACCTAATTCGTGTAGGGCATTATCATTTATAACAGCATCTAATCCGCTTACAAGACTTTTCCTCAAACTAGGTGCTTTTACTGATGTCGATTTAATTCCTTGTTCTATATCCTCCTCCAACTTATCAAGCATGTTCTCAAACTGAAAAACTGCGTCTTTCTCCAAACGTGTGCGGGCATCGGCAAAGCGGTCTTCAAGGGGTTTGTCGAATTGAGATTTATAGGCATCGGAAACGGGGGTGCGGGTGGAGGTTAACCCCTCCGGCTGCGCCGCCTCCCTTTCGTTATAACCCCTCCGTCCTGCGGACACCTCCCCTATCTCGCCACCGCTCATAGTGGAGGAGGGTTGGGCTATATCGCCCTGCGACACCCCGCTATGCTGCGGGGCACGGCCGGGAGAGGGTGTGCGGCTTATCCAACTTTTATCGATTATTCCATCTGCTATTTGCTCGGCGGAAGTAGCGGCCTGTCGTACTTTTTGGAACAAGGGCGTATTTGCCGCCCCGTATTTCCCATGACCCAAAGATTCTTCGTAATCGGCCATGCTGTTTTCCAATTCATCTTCGGATACAATTGTGTTTTGGGAATTTTGATTGGAGCCGGAGGGATCAGGAGATTCCTTTTTTGTTTCTTCCGTCACATACGACCATTTGTCATATCGCTCTTGGAATTCATTACGAATTGATAACGGCAATGCGTACTTTCCTCCTTCACCGTCATATATCTCTACTTTTGCCTCTGGATAGTAGCTCTCAAAATCTTGTATTTTGTCGTTAGGGATATTGTACCTATTTCCGTTCACTCTGTATATTGGCATAACACTATGTTAATCAATTAATTTTGTATTGTGGGAATTTATCATATTTTTTACTGGGCTGTTCTATACCTTCTATATATAATCCTATATTTTCTGCGGCTTCCAAAACTTTTTGTTCAATCTGTGGATATTCCCTCATAAGAGAACCTATTTCTTGAATCGCAGTTTTCGCACTATTCGGATTGTTCCTTAACATATCGTCAATTCTTAACAACTGTTCCGTAACCGTGGTATCTTCACCATATTCATCCTTCATTTTCTCATCACCTAATCCTGCGTCAATAACCGCTTGTCGAGCAGCTTGAAAAAGACTTCCGGCAGAAAACGGCAATTCACTCTCGGATATTTTAATTCGTTTTCCTCCGGATAAAGGAATATCAGAACCTTTCTTATATGGATCACTGCCTTTATTTTTCATAGATGCTACACCGTATTTCGTGTTTCTACCAAATTCAGCTAGCCATTTTTTTAGTTCTCGGTCTAAGCGGTCTTTATTATCTTTGTACTCGACTTCTATTTGTTTTATAGCCGCATCGAACGCCATTTGTTCTTGTTTATCCTGTATTTGATTCCGTCTATTCCAAATAGCCATTTGAGTTTCATATTCCCTTTGTGCTTCTGCGGCTTGTGCGGCATCACGGCCGGCCTTGTCTTGGAATGCCGCTTTTAACAGGCCTTGATCGTATAACATCTGCATTTGGTCTCTGCGGTCGAGCAGATTTTGGAGGAAAGCATTATTGACGGCCGTAGCGGGTTTTCGGGCGGCTGCATTGCCGCCTGCGGCTACTCCTATTATCTCGGCTAATGTGGCTCCTACATCGCCGAGTACGGCTAATTTCCTTCGATTTTCCACGATTCGAGGATCGATTTCTTCGGGACGTTTGAGTATGCGGTTATAAATAGAGACAAAAGATTCGCCGGCTTCTGCGGCTTCTCTCATCTGGGCGGCTTGTTCCGGGGTGACATTGAACACGGGTTTCTCAGAAGTACCATCGTAACCTACTCCATATCCGGTAGTAGCGTCTATATAGGGAACGGGGTTTTTAGAACGGCTGGCGGCTACCGTATTTTCCCATGATTGTTGCAGATTTTTACCGTCTACCAACGGTGTACCGTCTGTTCTCTTTCCACCGGAGGCGGTATTTTGCCAATCGGAATTTATAATTTTACTAACAGGAGAAACGACGGGTGGAGCAGGTTGTGTCAGATCAATCTTCTCCTCTGGCGTTTTTTCCTTCCATCTGTTTAATAAATCGTCTAATATTGCCATATCTTATCCATTAAATAGCGGGAGTGGTTGCATTTCCCGTTTTCTTATAATAGGGTGTAGTAAACAACGACCCGAGAAGATTTCCCGAATTGGAGGCTATTTGAGTCCAATTGGCTGCGTTTTGGGCATATTGTCCGGCTTTCTGTCCCAAGAGGTAGTTTTTCTGATTCAAATAGTTTGCCTTTGCGTTGTCTTTGATTTGTTGTCCCATAGCGGCGATATTGCCGACGGTATCGGAAAGCGCACGGGCATTTACTTTTTTTACGGCGGCCTCGGCTTCGGGCGTGGCTCCCGTTACTACCGCCGAATTTCGTTGCGCACGAACGGCATCGGAGAGGTTTTTGCGGTATGTGCTCAACAGGTTCTGTACGTCGGAGCGGTTCAAGATGTCTTGATAATAATCTTTCTTGAACATGTTTTCGTTTTCTTGTAATTGCTTGTCCAACTGTTTTCGTGCTTTCCTGTTTGCGGAAGCGGAGCCCAATCCTCCTGCGAGTATCCCGCCGAGAGACCCGATGAGTCCTAATATTGTAAGAGGTTCCATAGAACTTTATTTTTTTATTGCAAAAATCGCTTTTCTCTGAAATCAAGGGCATACGTCTTTGCCATTTGTTTGGATATAACACTTAAAACGAGGCCTCCGAAATGGGCTTTTTGTGACGTATAACTGCTTTATTTACAACCTTTGGAGGGTCTATACTACCCGAGATGTATAGTCCTATCGCCCGGGACATGAGCAAGTCGTCATGTTTTCCTTCTATCGCACCATAAGCTCCATTTTTCTTTTTTTCATAAGTATCATGCTCATCAAGAACTTCTTCTTCCCGCTCGATATAGCCATTATCACGGATTATTTGTATCTGATTATTGATAACCATCGATTTGGTGGTTCTATTGGTATGGAATCCCCAGCGGGCGGGAGCTCCTTCTTTAATCTGCGAAGGAGGAGATTGTCGGGCATACAGATTTTCATAGGAGGCTGCGACAAGGTCTAGGATATATTCTGCATCTCCTTGGTCGGAGGCCTCCGTTTCTAGGGTATTGCTTTCGAAAACAAGTAGGGCTGTATCGTACCACAAGGCTATCTGGGTAGCTTTCCACGCCAATATATCGTGATCGATATGTCCTCTCCAAGAAGCGACAATCTCGGGTTTTCCTCCATACATAGTCCAATAGCGGTCTATCACACTTATCACAGACCAGTCGGCAGAATGGGATCGTCCTCCAATATCTACGGAAACGATATAACGATTGGACACGTCGAGCTCGGTATCGGGTTTTTCCCATACTTTAAGCAAGCCGGTTGTATCTTCTTTGAAAGATAGTTCTCTTAATGAATCTTTCCCGGTTATCGCATGCGTAGCAGACTGTAATTCTCCTTGCCAACAAGGAGGTTTCGTATTTTCTCTCATACGGGAAATGGCGTAACGATCGAAAACTCGCTCTCCTGTGTTTGCGAATGCTTCTACATCGTCGGAAGGGAATTCGCTCATCATGTGTTGAGCATCTTGAAATGTTTTTCTTTTGTTTCTATACCATTCTATGGCTTCGAGAGTGGCTCCGCTTTCCCACAAATACCGTTCGTAATCGGTAAAAGAGGATATAAGCCGCTTGTAATCGTCGACAGGTGTCTGATACATTTCTATATCATACCAAGGAATAAATATAGGGGTCTTATCTGACTTTCCTTTTTTCGCGTTCTCATATTCGGTATGAAAATAATCCCCTACTCCTTGTGCCGTAGATTCCATGACTATGACGGAATAAGGGACGAGGGGTATGGACGAGCTGATGGAGGCTATCAAATCTCCTGTTCGTTTTTCTTTGGTATCTGGATACAAAGCGACCTCGGAGAAATGAACCATGGCTATATCCGCTCCTCGAACGGAATCGGGTTTTTCGGCCGAACCTATCGTTACACGGGCATCTACTTGTTGGATATAAGATATATTCTGGGTTCTGGCAAACGGTCTTAATTTAAGCGGGCTATTCAATATCCAAGCAGGATAGTTGTCGAGCAGCTTGCTATACATGGCTCGAATATTGGAAGATGAGTCTTTTACATGCGCTGCTATGACGCTATTCCACTGATGTTTGTGTACAAGCTGAATCCACGCCATATAGATTTGTGTGAGCGTTGAACCTCCCCATTGTCGGGCTTTGAGTAGAATCACCCGGATTGGTTTCCCCTCACGACGTTGCTGTTCGAATAGTTTAAGAAGTTTTCTTTGCGGTCTGTTCAAAAGAAAGGGTATATCGACCGATGTTATCTTATCTTTTATCTTAACTGTGGCTATCGCCCAAAACTCAAAATCGTATTTAATCCGCAGCAAAAAAAATTGACGGTCTATTTCTCGAATAAGCTGGGGTGTGGCTTGTTGATGAAGCCCGTTTTCAAGAAGATTTTTATAGGATTTTTCTTGGGAAAGTATCTGTACCCAGCCATTTTCCTCGTACATATCGGCGGGTATATGTAGAGTCCCGAACTCTTCGATTTTTATTTCTTTTCGGGGTATTACATCTGACCCCTCTCCCGTTACCGGATCATACGGTTCCGTAAAAGACATTCTCCTTTTTTTGTTCTCTGCTATTATTTCAGAGTAATTCATTCGATGCCTCCTTCCTTTTTTGATTGAAAAAAGCATCTTTTCTTCTCATGGCTATGATATGCCTCGCCGTACGAACAGAAATATAAAATTGTGGAGCCGGAGAACGAATCGCCCTTCTAACTGCTTCTGAAAACGATATGCGATTATCACTGGCTTGAATTTCACAGGCTTTTTTGTATAGGTCGATGTACATCTTTTGCTTTATGGGACAAGATGTTATTCGTTTTCCTTTTTTTATGTTCAGAAGATTGGTTATGGCTTTTTCATTACCGATATAAAACCGCTTGGAAGGGGATTGAATCGCCGCTTGATAAATGTAATCACACATTATTCCACCACACAAATTGAGGGTGTAGTAGAACGTGTCACAGAACTCTCGGTCTCTGCTTTCTTGATAATCTAATGTAGGCATACGCAATTTGATTTGCGTATGTTGGGTATCGGTTTGATGCAAATATAAGCTAAAAATCGATTTTGCAATGACGTACTGCCCTAAAAATCGCACTGACCGATTTTGCAATGACGTACCGTCCTAAAACTATGAAAATGAGATTTTTGTGTTGAGTTTTTTTGAACCCATCACAAAAAATCGTATGGAAAAAGATAAAGAAGAAATTACAGCACAAGTTGAAGATCCATCTGGAACAGTAGATGAAACCGTAAAAGCCGAATCTCCTAAAAGCGGCCGATCGGTATGGGTAGAACGACTACGTACGACTTACCCGGATAAAGATGTAGACTATGAAAATGACGATGATGCTTTCTACTCGGTATTAGAGGATTTTTATAATACCAGAGAGGATAGAATCAGAAAACTTGACGAGGGTAATAAATCTCTCACAGAAGCATTGGCTCGTGAACCGGAAGCGGGATTATTTCTAAGTGAATTAATTGCAGGGAGTGAAGTATTGCCTGCCCTTGCAAAAAGTTATGGAGATATTCTCGGAGCTGTCTCGGGTGACGAAGAATCCATGAAAAAATTTAATGAAGGACTTTCGGCTCGCCGGGATTCTGAGAAATCATTTAACGAAATCAGAGCAAAACAAGAGGAAAACGCAGCCCGTAATGCAGAGACCATCGGCTCGTTTTTCGAAGAAAAATCAGCCGACGACGCAGAACGGACGGCCTTTGAGGATTTTGTATCGTCTCTGGCCGACAGCATTTTCACTTTCAATTTCGACCGCCCTACCCTCGATGCTCTTTGGAGGGCATACAAACATGATGAAGACGTGACCGAAGCGGCCACTGTGGCGGAAGTAAAGGGGAGAAATGCCAATATCGAACTCCAAAAAAGGAGCGTAAAGAACGACGGGACACCCAATCTGAACAGGGAATCGGCAGATAGGATAACGGCGAATGTGACTGTCCCGAGGAGTAAACGAAGGGGGATTTTTGAAAGAGGAGAAATTGTTTAACAAAATAGGTAAAAAAGATGAAAATTTTAGGTAAAGAAGTGAATTGGAAATATATCGCTGTCGCCGGCGGTATTGTGTTGTTGTTTTTATTGTTGTGCTCCTTCGGGTTGTTCACATCAGGTGAAACGGTCATCGGACTGGCCGCAACGGTTCCTCTGGCAGGAGGTGGTGTGAACGTTACGGACGAGCCGGTATCGGCAGACTTGACCAAAGAGGTGTCGCCGGATTTGTTGAAAGCGCATATAGACAAGGAGGTTTGCCGGATTATGCCTTCGTCTACACCGGTAGACACGGTGAGCCGCAGCGGTCGGGTGATTTCGGTAGGTTCCCGTGAATATGAGTTTTATTCGTTAGACACCAAACCGGCTTTGACAACCTTGAAAGCGAAATATACAGAAACGGCGTCGGCCGGTGCGAAGCTCGACACGGCGAACAACGATTATTTCGAAGTTTCGGACACGATAAAGGTTATCGGTGTAAAAGGTTATGACGAGGGAGGAACTACTGAAAAAGACGAGTTGGTTCTCTATGTAATGAGTAAAGATGCCGACGGTAAACTGAATGTCTTGGCGGTGAATGGTAAAAAGAGCGGCAGCACACCGGGTATAGTACCCGCCATCGAAGCCGGAACTGAACTCCTGCGAATGGGACGAGCCGGAGCGGAGAAAGATGCACAAACTGCACAATTCGAGACCTTGCCTACCAAAGAACAGAATTATGCCCAAAAGTTCTGTACGCAAGTCGAAGTTACTGATGTATATCAGGAATGGACGGAAAAAGAAGTCGATTTCACGTTCACAGACATGGAACGCGATGCCATTTGGGAAATGAAGCGAGGTATGGAAATGAATTTCTTGTTCGGCAAAAAGAACAAATTACGTGATTCGACCAAGAAAGAGGACGTGTGGTTTACTGAGGGCATCTGGTGGCAAGCCGGTAAAGACTGGACTTATGACGCAGAGGCAGGAATGACCGCGAAAGATTTGATAGCTCTCTGTAAAACGGCTTTAACGGGAAATGCAAGCAGTAAGAAAAAACTGGTTTTCGCCGGAAGCGATTTTATCGAACAAGTGACGAACCTCGATATTCAGAAAGTCATGCAGGGGGATCAATACAAAGCCGAACTTGGGCTCACGTTCGATTCCATTCACTCGAAATTTGGAGATTTGTATGTGGTATATACAGAAGCATTCGATCTGGCAGGCATGAGCAAATGTGCCCTTGTGGTGGACGATAACTATTTGACCAAATTTGAATTCAAGTCGTTGTCGAAAGAACGCAGGGATTTCAAAACTGCGGGTATACGTGAGACGGAAGGAGAATTTATCCAAGAAATTTCGGGCATTGTATTGAAGAACCCGGGTGCTCACGTTCGTATCACTCCGAAAGCTGAATAAAAAACAAACAGGGGGAGTATCTTTCATCGATACTCCCCATAAATCATAGAAGTTATGTTGAAAGTATATAAAACCCAGACTTACCTGAGTATGCCGATAACCGTGAAAGGTAAATCGGTCCGCATTGAGTTCAGAGGGAATAAATTCACAGGCGGATTTTTCTCGACCAAAGACAAAAATGTGCAGAAAGCGATAGAGTCTTCTAAGGAGTTCAACAACATTATATTTTTAGATGCTGTCGAGGAAGAACCTGTAAAAGAGAAGGAAGACAGAAGGGTAAAAATAGAGTCTGTAAAATCGTTTCAAGAAGCTGTCGAATATCTGAAAGGTGAGGGAATTATCGCTAAAACGCCGGAAGAAATCAACTCGGCAGCCGAAGAATTGAACATTTCATTCCCTAATCTAAAATAACCCCATGCAAATATCCCGATTATCTTATCTGGTCAAGGTCGTTATCGATGAAGTCATTCCGTCGACCGTCGAAATTTCATATAACGACATGCCCATAGATGACAGGGTAAACAGCCTTGCGAAGTCCTGCGCAAAAGAGACTTTACTGGCTTCTCCACTGAGATATTTGCCTCACAAAGATATACCGGGAAATGTAGAAATATATGGAGACGGGAGTGGATATGTGTTACTCCCCTCCGATTTCCTGCGTCTTTTTTCTTTTAAAATGGAACTTTGGAAACGTAGGGTAAATAATAGCATAACAGAGGAAAGTGAAAGTTATCTGCTACAAAAAAATCCTGTTACACGAGGTGGCATAAATTTCCCCATATGTGCGGTGGTTAACAGTGGAAAAGGGCTCATTTTAGAATGGTATTCTGTCCCTTCTTATGTAAGAATACCCAAATGCACGGAAAAAAGATATGTTCCCATACCTGAAATAACGAACTCTGAAATAAATATTCCACAAGGGCTGGAAATGCTCATGGTATATATAACAGCCAAAGAAGTACTGATGAGTTTACAACAATATGACATGGCAAAAGCTACCGAAGAATTGATACTAACGGAAATGAAACAATTATCTATATAAATCGACATGTGTAGAATATTCAAATGCAATCGAGCAGGGAAATATATCGGTTTTTATAACAGGCTGGAAGATGCCATGCGGGATAATCCGATGGCGCAAAGGGACTGGTTTTTCACCAACGGGGAAACATTGAGCGTTTGGATGTTCGACGGGAACCGCTGGCTAGATACCAACAGGGCTGTCGGAGCTGTGAACATGATCGACAACCCGGGAACATTTGTTCCTGATGTTCTAGCGGGTGAAAGTAAGACTTATTTTTATATCGCCCCCCAAGCAGGAGAATATATCTTCACTAATTTTGGAGGGATTTCCGTATCAGTAGAAAAGCCTAGTCTTATATCTATGGATTGGAATGGGATCGAATGGGGCGATACAATCTGTGAGTTTCCTGTTCATGGAGAGGAATTATTGCCGGAGGTCGAACTAAGATTCGTGAGTTTACCTAACGACGATGTGAGCGAAGTATACGGTGGCCGTGAATCTAATACTATAAAAAATTGCTATGTGGAGTTTCGAATGTCGCAAGGCTGGGATTTTATCAATAGAGAGAAAAAAAATATTTATTTGTGCCTGAACCGATGGAAGAGTAAAAATATGGCATGTAAATCTACCAGCCACAGAAAATGGGTTACGGTTTATGATTTCTTTGAATCAGGAGATGACTTGCCTCATTGTTATCCCAATAAAGGAAAATTTCTGAACGGTTATTATAGATACGAAATGAAAGGGCTTCCTTTTTGGACACAATCTAGAATAAAACCAGTCGCACTCTCGGATTTAATTGTAGGAGAATATCATGGGGAATGGATCAGGATACCTTACTCGATGGAAAGCATTATACGCAGATTTATATACATGCGTAATCAAAAAAGTAAACACGATTGGGAGGTCGTGCCTCCTCAAAAATTTTTCGATTCGAGCGGAACGAGTGCTGAAATGGTTTGTTCCGGAGGAAAGATGAAGATGTCACATGATGAAGGACATGCTAACTTTGTCAGTCTCACTTTGGGATTGTGTTTAGCTATAAAAGACTTATCGGTGACTAATTATGAAAAATGGATAAAAGGCTGTATGACGGCCTTCTGCGGAAGAATGGGTTATACTCAAAAACTGGGATTGTTCTATAATGCTACTTTATATGGGAAAAACAGGTTTGTTAAATAACGGGAGGTGTATTATCTATTTTTTTCTGCTCCGGCAGGAATTGTAGAAGGAGTTTCTGCTCCGGCAGGAATTACCGTTTCATGCACTTCCCTTTTTATATGTATAAATTATGGAAAATATCAAACTACCCTTAGATTCGAATCTAAACCCTATCGGGGTTTTGCAGCCCGGCGGGAACATTACGTTAAATGAAAGTGAAAACTTCGAAATTACGGAGTCTGGGATATACCGGATATTTACCGAGTCCGGCACTAACGGCATTGCCGAACTCGAATTTGATATGAACGGAACTATATCTAATGTATATAGTACAGTTGGGACAATAGAATGTTTTTATATTTCGAAAGGTACAATTTTTTATCCTGTATCTGGTTCCTTTCGTGTTACTAAAATGATTTAGCCATGAGTTTAGGAAGATTGGGATTGATACAGGCCGGGCAACCGTCGAAGCAGTGCCCTACGCTTGCAGAGATGACAGCCGATGCCACGGCTACGGCTGCCGATATTATGGCTGGAAAGACGGCGTATGCACGAGGCGAGAAGTTGACGGGCACACTCGTACCCGTTACCAAAATCGACGTGGCGGCGGAGGGGATTAAATTCTCTCATTCTACTTTTAAGGAAGTACCAGAGGTATTTGATTTATCAAATGTAGTCAACGCTCGATCGCTATTTTTTATATGTCTTTATCTCCAAGAGTTCCCAGTTTTACCGTGGAAGAATCTTACAGATTGCTACAATACATTTTCACAAACAATAAATTTAAGCGTTCCCATTGATATAGAATTGCCGGAATGTATTTATGTAGGAGGTATGTTTTCTGTCACTAAGATAGCTTCAATCGTAAGGTTTATAGCCCCAAAGGCAGAAGAAGCGAATCGGACATTTTATCGAACGAATCTCAATTCTATTTCAATAATAGAACTTCCGAATTGTATAAATTTTGATTACACGTTTTCCGATATACCCATTGTTACTTTCCCGAAAATCACAGCTCCGAAAGCGCAATCTTGTATTAGTACATTTAGTAATAATGCCTCTATGCAATCTCTTGCATACTGGGATTTCTCGAATGTTACTAATGCGGTTAATATGTTTAAAGGCTGTTCGGCTTTGTCGTCGATCGGCGATGTGATCTTCTTACACACCGCTCTATCGCTGGCAGGTTCCCCGAATATCGATGAAGATACTTTGAAACGATTCGGAGCATTTGCCAATGCTGCCGGAGAAAGCGGTGTAGCTCCATTAAAATCTCTGGGACTACCTGCTGCTGCATTGACATTTAACACGGCTGCACAACCTTATTTGGAAACAGAAGGTATCATAGCGAAACTGACAGATGAGAATTGGACGGTTAATTTCGCCGATTCGATGTAATGGATAAAAGAACACAATCAAACAAAACCTCATAAAAAACAAATACCCATGAATATAGAAGAAAAGACCTATCAAAAGATTACTCCCGCAACGGAATGTAATTACCTGACTACATACCAAGAAGGCGACGATATAAAGATTTACGAAGGTGTCAAGGCGATGTACACGCCGGCAGATTTCGACGCTTCAACCGTGCGGGAGATTACCCCGGAAGAACATCTAAGCTATCATGCAGCCAAAGAACAGGCTTTGCAGGAGGAAATGGGATAAAAACAGAAACATTGATATGGTAGGAATAAACGAGGCTACGGAGGTAGCCAGAGGGATAAGCGAACAGGGGTTCTTGGTGATGACCGCCGCATTCTTCTTGGTGTTATCGGCCATGATGATGGTAGCCTGCTTCAAGTGGTTCAAGTCGATTATCGCCAAGAGTATGGAGGATTACGGCGAGTCCTTGAAAGAGCTCATCGAAAAGACGAACGACCAGAATACCATGTTGTCCGACATATCGGAAGGCCTGCGCTCGGAAACACAGCTTCGGATAAAGAACATGACGAGTGAATTTTTCAACCTTTCCGCCAGACGGGTTTTGGAAATCATCGAGCAAGTGAGGGAGGAAACCCATATATCCGACAGGAAGAGGACGCATGAGAAAATTATCGGAAAGCTCACGAACCAGTTCGAGGACAGGAACAGCCGTTTCGATTACTTTACCTATCAGGGAAAGAGGCTGTCTCGCTATGCCAATCCCGAATGGATAAACTGGGTAGCGAAGGTTGTCGAGGACGAGATATATGCTCAAACGGTGAACGATGAAAGATCTAAAACCAATGTATTTTCTGTCTATGACCGTATAAAGCTCGATTTTTATCACCGATTGAATAATGAATAATATGAAGAAAATTTTGGAAAGAATCAAAGGGTTGTTATTGTCTATTCCCCACGACAAGCTGCTGCATTTTATCGCAGGAGGTGTCATCGCCTCTTTCTTCGCCATCGTAATAGGTGCGACGGCGGAATATTGTGTGCTGTTCTCTGCCATAGCGGGCTGTATCAAAGAGGCCGTCGACGAGTGGAGGAAGCCGGGGGCTTGGTCGTATGCCGACTTGCTGGCGACCATACTGGGCGGGCTGGTGATTCAAATCGAGGTTTGGATTGCCTGACGAAAAAAAAGAAGAAAGACATGGAAAACTTAATCTTCGAGATATGAAATACTTCACGATGAAAGAACTCACAAAGAGCTCGACGGCCGATAAACTGAGTATAGACAATACACCTACTCCCGAAGCGTCGGCCCGGTTGTCGAACCTTGTCACCCATGTCTTAGACCCACTGCGGGAGATGTACGGGAAGCCGATAACCGTCAATTCGGGCTATCGTTGTCCCAAACTCAATGCCGCCGTGGGTGGTGCGAAAAACAGCCAGCACATGAGGGGCGAGGCAGCGGATATAACGGCAGGGAGCAAGGAGGAGAACAAGAA